AACTTGTTTTTTCTCGGCTAAAGTGTATATTTTTGTATAGGTAATATAAACTTTGTAAAGGCAAAGTCAAGGAAAAACTATGGCAAAGACCCAAAAAAAGACGAAAAAAGGCCTCGGCTACCTGTATAAGCGCGACGCACAGGGCCGCGAGCACCCCGCGACATCCAAGGTCCCCGGTATCTACTGGCTCGCCACGACGGGCGACGATGGACGGCGGGTCCGGCGGCGGCTCGAAGTCGACGGAAAGCCCGTGACCGACCTGGAAACCGCAAAGGCCGAACAAATGCGCCTGCGGGTCCCGTTCATCACACACACCGAAGTCGACGCTCTGCGGGCCGAGCTCGGACGACTGGAGAATCGGCAGGCCATCGAGGAAGACCAGGCGGACCCGCCGCTGACGTTGGACGATGCCTGGGCCGCGTTCGAGCGGTCCGCGACCCGTCCGGAGTGCGGCGACGACACCCTCCGACAGCATGAAAGCAACTGGCGCGAGCTCCTCGCATGGTTCCGCGTCCTGAATCCCGCCGGGCGATTCCTCCGGGAGATCACCGATGCGACCGCCGGGCAGTACATGACCGAGTTCGGGAGGAGCGGCGCGAGTGCCAACACCTACAACAAACGCATCTGCTTCTTCCGGATGTTTTTCCGCGTCCTCTCCAAGCCCGCCCGGCTTCAATCCAACCCGTTTTCCGATCTCGCCCTCCGCCGCCTGCATACGCACAGCCGCCGGGCCCTCACCAAACAGGAGCTCCGGACCGTGCTGTTTTCCTCGGAGGGAGAGATGAAACGGCTCTTTTGGGTCGGGTACTACACCGGGCTCCGCCTGGGCGACTGCTGTACCCTCCGATGGGCGGAGGTCGACCTCGAAACGTGCATCATCCGCAGAATACAAAGGAAGATCAAAAGGAGGACAGACCCCGTAATCATCGGAATCTCCCCGGAGCTGTTCCGGCTCCTTTCCCAGGTCGAACCGAAGCGCGGCTACGTCTGCCCGACGTATGCCGAACGCTACCTCAAATCGCGCTCGGAGCAAACGAACATCAGCCGCGAGATTCAGGCATTTTTCAACAGATGCGGCATCGAGACCAAGGCGGAAACCGGGCTCCGCCGCCGTGCGGTCGAGGTCGGATTTCACAGCCTGCGGCACACCTACGCCTCAATCCATGCGGAAAGCGGCACACCGCAAGCCGTGATTCAGGACAACATGGGCCATTCCAACCCGGCCATGACGGAGCACTACCAGCACATCTCCGAGGAGACGGCGCGGCGCGTGGCCGCCGCTCTCGACATCCCCCAGCTCATGGACGAAGACAGCGGCATCCGCTCGGAGCTGTTCCGCATCGTGCAGACGGCATCCGAGGACGACCTCGCCCGCCTGCTCGGATTGTGGCGCGGAATCAGTAGCAGATGACCTCATAGGCGATCACGGGGAAAAAGCCCGTGAACAGCCGCCGGATGTCTTCGATTCGGCCCGTCTCGCGGCGTTCGCCCGCGTCAAGCTCGAACATGCGGCCCGCCGCGCTGTAATGGCCGAGGACGATCTCCGCCGTGTTTGTGGCGGCAAGCACGAGGGAGCCGTTTTTCGGTTTCGCCTCGGAACTCACGAACAGCCGCGCCCCGCCCGGAACGCCCGCCGAGGCGTTCACCAGGTCGAAACCGAACATGCCGCCGATGCCCGGAACCTTTGGCCTGTACTCAATGCGGGCGAGCTTCTCCGTTTGGGCGAACTGCTCGATGCTCACGACCGGATTGTATTTGATGAGGTCGGACGTTTGCAGGAACGGAATCAGGGAGGGCTCCCGGAATCTGCCGCGCCGCCCGCCGAGCATGGAGGAATACTCCACCTCGCCCGCGCCCGAAACGTACAGGCGCGATTTCGGGAGGTACGGGCGGATGAGCGGAAAAAGCGTTTTCCATCTCGCCTCCGCCACCCCGTTTCCCGGTTTCCTCCACTTCACCATCGTCGCCTCGGAAACGCCCAATTTCGAGGCAAACGCTTTCTGCGTGGTCCCGCTCGCCGCGATATACTGCGAAATCGCCCGCGCTATATTCTCGTCGACTTTCATGTTCAGCGTACCTCCTTGATTGTCTTCAATACCGCCTGGAGCGCGTCCGGCGGAATATCCAGCCCGATCACCGCCTCCATGATTCGGAGCCGCAACGAGCCCTCCGAGGCGGCGTTCACCGTCCCGCTGTTCAGCCCGACCACCCCGTTCACCGTGCCGCTGTTCGTCGCGGTTACAGCGTCCCCGTTCAGGTAAATCACCATCCGGGGGAACATTTTTTCGAGCGTCGCTACGGTGAGCCCGGAAACAGGGTATCTATTGCTCAACAACCTGTTCAAATAGGATTGGGAAATGCCGAGACTTTCAGCGACCTCCCGCTGACTTTTCCGTTCTCCGCAACACTTTTTTAACGTCTCGCGGATGATGGTTTCAAGATTTGGTTCCATGAAATTTCTCCTTTGCCCACCTATAATTATAGCACACATCAAAGAAAAATCAAAAAATTTCAAGAAAAATAAAGAAATCGGCTTGATTTTATGTGTATTAGCATTATATTATTCCCATAAACATCACGAAAGGAGGACCGATGAAAACGGCCAAAAAGAAAAAATACACCTACAAGGTGCATCAAATCGCGCTGAACTGCACGACCGAGGAATTGAGCATGTTTGAGGCGATCAAACAGCATCACCAGCGGAAGACGGACAGCGACTGTCTCCGGTTCCTCATCAAGCAGGAATCCGAAAAAATTTTAAAGAACGGGATGCGTACAAGCATCAAAGGAGGTGTACATGCTTGAAGCGACGATCATGAGCATCAAGATGCTTGCCACGGCAGACCCGGAGACGGACGCGGCGACGGTCGCCCGCATCGTGGCGGCCTGCAAGGCGAAGCGTCCGAAATCGGACCTCATTTCCGCCCGGATGGCCGCCGACATTCTCGGCGTATCCCGCCAAACGATCTACACCTACACGGTGAGCGGGAAACTGCATCCCGTCCGGCACAGCAAGCGGATGGTCCGGTATGACCGGAACGAAATCGAAGCGTTTGCCAACAACGGCATCGAATAACCCCAACAAACCCACAAGGAGAACAACATGAAAGAAAACAACACCAACACAACGACCCCCGCAACGACGACCGCTCTCACGACCGCGCCGGAGGTGAAACTGCCCGTGAGCGAGAACATCATCTCGGCCCTCGACAAGGCGACGGAGGCGGGCATCCTGGCACAGGACGCGTCCTCGCAGTTCAAAAAGCTGTTCATGCTCGGCGCGTGCATGGCCGAACTGAAAGCCCTGCTCACGCCGCAGGTCATGGAGCCGATCATGCAGTTGCAGAACTCGCCGCTCGGATTTCTGACGGACAACAAGGAGCGCGGATACGGCGTGGATGTGGTCCGCAACGCGCTCATCGAGGCGGCGATCAACGGCGTTTCGGTGTGCGGCAACGAGTTCAACATCATCGCGTCGAGATTCTACATGACGAAAGCCGGGCTCAAACACAAACTCCGCGACATTCCGGGGCTGTACAAGAACGTCACGCCCGGCATCCCGCACCTTGCCGGAGACGGCGGGGCCCTGGTCGCCATGCACATCGAATGGACGTACAAAGGCGCGTCCCACGTCAAGGACATTACGTTCGCGGTCAAGGTGAACAAGAACATGGGGGCGGACGGCATCATCGGAAAAGCCACGAGGAAAGCGTATGCGTGGCTGTACGAGGAGGTCACGGGGAACAGCGTCTCCGAGGGCGACGTGACGGACGACGCGCCGATCACGACGACGGCGACGGTATTGAGCCCCATCGAGGCGACGGCGGAGACGGCAAAGACGGAGGCTCCGGCCAAGGACCCCGCACAGCCCGCCCAGGCTCCGGCCCCTACTCCCGCTCCTGCACAGGCCGCGCCCGCACAGGCCGCGCCGTATGAAGACGGACAGCTCCCCATGTAAGGCGAACCACGAACCACAAGGAACAGACCATGATTGACACGAACAACATCAACGAGGAGGCCGCGCTCGCGGCCCCCGTCCCGACATACCACCATCCGTTCTCCCCGTCCCGCCTGCAACAGCTGAAAGAATGTCCCGGCTCGGCCAAGATGCAGGAGGGGCTCGCGGAGGTCACGACCCCCGAAGCGGCGGAGGGGACCATGCTCCACGAGCGCATCGTGTCGCGGAATCTCGGCGGCCTGACTGCGGAGCAGGAGAAGCTCGTGACCGAGTGCATCCAGTTTATGGACGGTTTCAAGGACGAAAACTTGATTGAACTCCAGCAGGAATTCAGGCTGACGGTCTACAAGGACGAGGCGGTCCTGACCTACGGGACGGCGGATGTCGTGATGATTTGGAAAGACTATGCCATCGTCATCGACTGGAAATTCGGCAGAAATCCGGTCAAGGATGCGTCGCGGAACCTCCAGCTCGCGGCCTACGCGCTCGCCACGATGCAAAAATACGGCGTTCGCCGCGTCAAGTCCATCATCTACCAGCCGCGAATCCACGCCTGCACGTCCTACGAGTTCACGAAGCCGGAGGCCATCCTGCACAACATCGTGCTCGTCATCGCGGCGGCCAAGGACGACGACAAACTCGTCCTGCGGTCGGGCGATGCCTGCCGTTACTGCCTGGCAAAGGCGAAATGCCCGGCGTTCCACGAACGTTTCGAGAGCCTCGGCAGTGCCCCGGAGCCGAACCTCCTGTCGGACCCGAACGTCCTGTTGTCGTATTGGGAAAAGACCAAGGTGGTCGAACGCTTCATCAAGGAAATCAAGGAGGCGTTCGAGGCCTACGTCGACGAGCACGGCGAGCTCGGCGGGTGGAAATTCAAGGAAAAGCCCGGAAACCGGGAATTCACGGACACGGCGGCGGTCTTCGACCGTCTCTCGGATGTCGTCACGCCCGGCGAGTTTTCGAGCCTCTGCAAGGTCTCCGTGGCCTCTCTCGTCGATTTCGTGACGGCGAAACTCGTGGCCGCCGCGACAGCCAAGGGCGAGAAGCTGACGAAGACGAACGCCAAGAAACTCGTCGAGGAACAACTCGCCGATCTCATCCAGCGCGGAAAATCCACCCGGTCCCTCGTCAAGGAGTGATTCGATGGGCGGATGGGTAAAAATTCACCGCGACATCCTGTCATGGGAATGGTGGGACGAGCCCGCGATGGTAAAGGCATGGCTCACCATTCTCATGCTTGCCAATTCCGAGGACCGGAAATGGCACGGGCAGACAGTGAAAGCGGGGTCGTTCGTGACCTCCCGCGCAAAGCTCGCCGCCGCTCTTAAAATGACGGAGAAACAAACGCGGACGGTCCTTTCCCGGCTGAAAGAGACGGGGGAGATCACGACGCAGACGAACAACCACAGCACAACGATAATCATCAATAATTGGGCCGACTATCAGCTTCAAAACGACCAACAAAACGGCCAACAAGATTTATTTGATAATCAGCATCTTAATGCTAATTTCAAAAATCATGGGGCCGACAAAGGGCCGACAGATGGCCGACAAAACGACAACCAAAGGCCGACAAAGGGCCACAAACAAGAAATAAAAGAATATCGTGAGACTAACGTCTCACTCTCTTCGGGCGCGGACGCGCCCCCGCGTGTGCGCGAAAGCGTCCTGCCGTTTGTCGAATTTTGGGAAATGTACGGGAAAAAAGTTGACCGCAAGGCATCGGAAACCGCCTATGCCCGCATCCCGGAGCGGGAGAGGGCAAAGATCAAAGAACACGTCCCGCGCTATGTGGCGGCCACGCCGGAGGTCCGATACCGGAAGAACCCGGCCACATATCTGCATAACCAAAGTTGGAACAACGAGATCATAACCACGGAAACACATCAACAATCCACTGTCCTGCGGGAATACGGATTTGCCCCGGACGAGAGCGGGACAGGGAAAGCGGAATGGGAAACAGGAGAAGATGACGATGCTTAACATGAGAAACCTTATCCCGGACATCGAGGCCCTGAAAGGTCGGACGATGCGGGAAAAGAGCGTGTCGCCGACGAAAAAGAGCCTGGCGGCGATGCGGGAGAAACTGCTCGAAATCGGGTACAGCGAGACGAACCCGGAAGTCTTCAATGCGATCTGCTCGTATGGGGCCCTGCTCCTGGATGGGACGGCGCGGAAAGGCCTCATGCTGAAAGGGGAATGCGGGATAGGGAAGACGCTCGGCGCGGAGTGCCTGGCGGCGATCTTCAAGATGCCCGTGCTCGTGCCGGAGAACTTCGCGTCGGACTTCAAGAATCTCGACGGGAATCTCGACGCTCTCGAAAAGAACGTGGTGACGGGGTACGACTACTTCGAGAGGCCGCAGAACATCGTGATAGACGAAATCGGGAGCCAAGACAAGGTACGGAATTTCGGGGAATCAGCGGACATCATGGCGACGGTCCTGGATATGCGATACCGTGCTTTTCTGCGGCATGGCGTTCTCACCATCGTCACGACGAACCTGACGGACCGGGAAATCCTGAACCGCTACGGGCTCCGCATCGATGACCGCCTGGCCGAGATGTTCTACATCAGGCGCGTGTCGGGGGTCTCGCTCCGGAAACACCCGGTCAAGAAATAGAAACTCAACCCGTTACAAAATGTAACCAGTTGGTGACAATTTGTAACCAACTCAACCAGTAGACAACCCGAAAGGGGAAAGGAAACAGCACATGGGAAAACAGCAGAAAACCGCCGCCGCGAGACGCACGGGGAACCGTGACGAGTTCGCGGCATTCACAGACAAACAGCTCATCAAGGCCTACGAGAAGACGGTCAACGTGTTCGACCTGACGGGCCGGAACGCGATGCTCGCCATCTTCCGGCTGTACGGCATCACGCCGGAGATCATCGAGAAGACGCTGAAAACGGGCGAGTACAACTACGGGCCGGGCAATCAGATGTTCGACGGCCTCGGCACGATGTCGGCCCGCGTCATCACCATTTGAACCGCAACGAAACGCCACAAGGAGAACATACTATGACGAAAAGAGAGAAACTCGAACAGAAACTGGAAAAACGCGAAGAATGGGCGGAAAAGGCCCGCGAGAAATGCAGTGAGGAATTCGAGACGGCCCGGAAGATCACGGAAAACATCCCGTTCGGACAGCCCATCCTCGTCGGCCACCACAGCGAACGGATGCACCGCCGCGACATCGAGCGGTCCGCGTCGCACATGGACAAGGGATGCGCGGAGTACCGCAAGGCGGAGTACCACGAGGAAAAGGCGCGGGGGCTCTCCCGGATGCTCGACAACACGATTTTCTCGGACGACGAGGATGCAATCGAGCGTTTGCAGGAAAAGCTCGGCGACCGCCGGGCCCTCCAAGAGGGCTACAAGCGCATCAACAAGATCATCCGCTCCAAACAGCTCACGTCCGCCGAAAAGGTCAAGGAGATCATGCTCGTCGGCATCGTGGGCGAGGAAAACGCGACGGAGATGGTCGGGCGCGGCTACGGCATCCCGGCGTATGCGATGCAGAACAACAACGGCGAAATCCGCCGCCTGGAACAGCGCATCAAGGAGATCACGGCGCGGAAAGCCCGGCAGGCCGAAGCGGAGCAGGCCGGAGGCGTGGCCGTGACGATTTCCGGGGACTATGCGACCGTCACGTTTGCGGAGAAACCGGAGTATTCGATCATCCGCGCCCTGAAAGACACGGGCTTTTACTGGTCGCGGGGGTCGTGGCGGGGCCTTGCCGCCTGTCTGCCGGAATGCGTCCGGGCCCTCCTGCCGACCGCACCCGCACCCGTCGGAGCGGAGGCCCAGGCATGAGCTCCATCCGCCTGCGGAAAGACCAAATCGACCGTCTCCGTGCCTCCGGCATGGGGGCGGCGATCATCCGCCACGCGGTGAAGCGATGGAAACGGGGAGATTTCGTAATAGGAAACGCGGAAACGGAGCGAAAAGATAAAAACCTATTACAAATCTTTCCGATATGGCGGAAACCGCGAGGCGTGGTCGACTGGCAAATCCGCGAGATACTCGACAAACATTTCGCGGTCAAGGATGCGGTCCTGCAAGCGAGAATCACAAAGGAGCTCGAAGCCGCAGAGCGCGACGTGGAGGAGCTGTTCGCACAGTACCGCGTGAAGACGCAGGCGGGCTATCTGCTCGAAGAGGAGCGAGAAGACGATGAAACATGAATCAATCCTGCGGAAAGCCCTTGCCGCCGCCGTCCGTGCCCTGGAACGGACCGCCGCACGGGCAGACGCGCCAAACGCGGAGGAAACGGCCCTGGATGCCGCGAAACGGGCATTGGCCGCGACGGTGGAACCGGAGAAAACGGCGGCAAACCGTCTCCGGGCCCTGCGTCTCCCTGCCTGGACCATCCGCTACAGCCAAACCAAGGGACACGAGGGCGACATCGTGCAAACGGTGTATTCCGCCGCGGGGAAACCGATCTGCCGGGTCCTGCCGTGCCGCACCCCTGGGGAGACAGAGAAACGCGTCCGGATGTTGGCCGCCGCGCCGGAAATGCTGTCGGCCCTTGTCGATGCCTGCGGGTACATGCGGGGCTCCGGAGATTGTCCGTTTCCGTCCTGCGATCAGTGCCGCATCGGGGCGTTAATCGGTCGTTTAACAACCAAAAATCCCATTTAAAAGCTAAATTTTACTGGAAAATATAGCAACGATGCTTGAATTTACTGAATTTACCGTTATATTGGTGTACGAAGTTATACTAAGCCGCGCACAAGGACCAACGGTACAAAAATGTCTCAACCAGGCATCATTCCAAACAACGACGATTGCCCCTCCTGCTACGGGGACGCAGAGGTACAGGGAAAATTCCCGGAGTGCCGCGTCTGCGAGTATGCCGAATCGTGCCGATGGTACATCGAGAATCCCGACCCGTCGCCCGGATGGGAAAGGTCATCGACGGAGCATTTCACGTCATTCGAGGCGGTCCAGTTTTCCGCCGAAGTGGCTGACATCCCGGCTCCCGAAACGGACGACGAGCCGCCGCCGGACGACGCGGACGCGCCGCGATTCAGTTCCAACGAAATGCGCTACATGCTCGAATTTCTGCTCCGGGATGTCGACGACTACTCTCTCGCCATCGTGGAATGTGCCCTGCGGTCCGACTGCACCTCCGCCGCCGATCTCGCCCGTGCTTTCAACGTTTCCCGCGAAGCCATGCACAGAAAGCTCATCGATGTCTGCCGGGCATATCCGCCGCTCGCCACGGTCCTGCGATGCGTCCTCCACCGATGCGCGAGGCTTGCCAATCCCGAAACAAGAGAAACCATAGCCGGGCGACGTGTCCGGCAAACCGAAGACGAAACACAAATGGAGTTCGATTTTTATGGCTGACTTCAATATCTGCATCCTCGCGGGCCGTCTTACCGACGAGCCCGAATCACGCTACACCAACGGCGGGACCGCCTGCACGGAGTTTTCCGTCGCCGTCAACCGGAAGTCCGGGGAGCGGCAGGAGACGCTTTTCATCGGATGCGTGACCTGGGGGAAACTCGCGGAAACATGCTCCCGATACCTCGCAAAGGGCGCGGGTGTTATCGTCCGGGGCTCCCTCCGACAGGAATCATGGACGGGCCGCGACGGCGTGAAACGCTCGACCATCAAGCTCGTCTGCGATGAGGTCCAGTTCACCGACCGCCGACCCGCCGCCAACGATGCACCGCCGCCGGCCACCGCGCCCGCACCATCCGCGAACGGCCACAAGTACCCTGCATCCGACATTCCGCCGACCATGTATCAGCGGCCCCCGGCGACCCCGCCGATTCCTCCGGACCCGCATGTCGAGAACGTCGACCAGGTGAACACGGACGACATCCCGTTCTAAAGGTTTTCCGCCCATGCCGAGAAAAAAGAAAAAATTTACAGAAAATGGAAACGGGGCGGGGCCTGCACCTCAAACCGCCCATCCTGCCCCGTCGCCTGCGGGAGCGGGCGCGGGCGGGCGCGATTTCCGTCTCCGCGTCGACCCGCACAACTACCGCCTGCATCCGGACCGGAACAAGGAGCTCATCGCCCGGAGCCTGACGGAATGCGGAGCCGGGCGGTCCATCGTGGTCGACAACACGGGCGCGAGCATCGCGGGGAGCGGAGTATTGGAGCAGGCGGAGAAACTCGGCATCAAGAAGCGCGTCGTCGAGACGGATGGAAACGAACTGGTCGTCGTGGTCCGAAAGGATATGTCACCGGACGACCCGCGCCGGAAACTCCTTGCATTGGCCGACAACGCGACCTCCGATCAGTCCTCATGGGATTTCGATGTTCTCCGGGAGGATTGGGGAGATCAGGAGCTCCAAGCCTGGGATATTGCCCTGCCGGAAGTCGAAACGGAGCTTGACGCACAGGACCAGGAAGAGGCGCGGGCGAAACTGGCGGACCGTTTTCTCGTGCCGCCGTTCTCCGTCCTCGATACCCGGCGCGGCCCGTGGCAGGACAGGAAACGCGCCTGGTCGGTCCTCATCGGAAACGGGGGCACGTCCGGAGAAAGCCGCGAGGACACGCTCGGCCTCGGCAGTATCGTCAAGAGCGACAAATACGACGGGCTCGGAACGCTCAACACGGTTTCGATCTTCGACCCCGTGCTCGCGGAGCTCATCGTGAAATGGTTTCTGCCGGGCGATCACTGCTCCGTCTGCGACCCGTTCGCGGGGGGAGTTTTCGGCTATGTGGCGGGCTACCTGGGGCACGTCTTCACCGGAATCGAGATCAGGCCGGAACAGGCCGCGATCAATAACAGCATGGTCGCGGGATTCAAGGCCCGCTACATCTGCGACGACGGGCAGAACATCGCCAAGCATATCAAGCCGGGGACGCAGGACCTCGTTTTCTCCTGCCCTCCGTATTTCAACCTGGAACGATACAGCGACCTCCCGAACGACGCGAGCAACCAGCCATCCTATGAAGACTTCCGCCGCATCCTCGACAACGGCCTCACCGGGGCCGTCGGATGCCTGAAAAACGACCGTTTCGCGGTCGTCGTGATGTCGAACGTCCGGGGCGGAAAAAAGGGCGGCTACTTCGACATCTGCTCCGACATCACCCGCATCATGGAGCGAAACGGGCTCATCCTGTACAACGAGATCATCCTCGTCAACGCCATCGGGAGCGCGGCGGTCCGGGCGGGAAAGCAGATGCAGAGCAGAAAAGTGGTCCGCGTCCATCAGGAGGTGCTCGTGTATTTCAAGGGCGACCCGAAGAACATCAAGGCGACATTCCCGGAGGTGGAAATCGCCGAACTTGAAGAGGGGGACAACGTATGAAACGGACGGAACCGAAAGCAACGGCAAAGGCGGCGGCAAAGACCAGGGCGGTCAAAACGCCGCGCCTCACCAAGAAACAAGTCCTGGAGGCCTGCGTCGGCTGTATGGGCATACAGGCCAACGTGTACCGGAAACTGAAAATCAGCCGCCGGGCGTTCTACGACTACCGCCGCAGATGGCCCGAAGTCCAGCAGGCAATCGATGACGAACTACAGCACGGGGTCGACTACGCCGAATCTCAACTCATGCAACTCATCCGGCAACAGGACCTCCGCGCCATCACCTTTTTCCTGGAACGCAAGGGCGGAGACCGTGGATGGAACGGCAAACAGCAAATCGAGCTGACCGCGCAACCGCTCCAGCCGATTATCTGTTTCCATGCAACGCCGCCGGAGAGACCGGATGAAGACGACGACGATACAGCCGCAACCGGGGCAGAAACAGTTTGATTTCAACGAGAAATACGCGCCCCTGTTCGAGCCGGACCCGCCCTGCCGCTACTACATGATAACGGGCGGTCGCGGCTCCGGGAAATCGTTTGCGATCTCAACCGCGATCTGTTGCCTCCACCGGACGGCCAACTACAACACCCTGTACCTCCGTCAAACGCTCGTTTCAGCTCACATTTCGATCATCCCGGAATTTTGGGAAAAGGTCGAGATGCTCCACTACGACAGCATTTTCGAGAAGAACCTCACGGAGATCATCCGCCGCGACAAGGAAAAAAAGGAGGAGTACGCCATCCTGTTCAAGGGCATACAGACCGCCAAGGGCTCCAACGAGGCACATCTGAAATCGTTGAAGAGGGTCGGCCTGGTCCTCATCGACGAAGCCCAGGAAGTAACCGACGAGGCCGCGTTCGACAGAATCGACTACTCCCTCCGCGACAAGGACCTGAAAAACCGCGTCATCCTCTCCCTCAACCCGACCGACAAAAAGCATTGGATATACCGCCGATTTTTCAAGGAGCGCGGCGTTCCGGACGATTTCAATGGCATCGTGGACGACACATGCTACATTCACACCGACTATCGGGACAACCTCGACAACCTCGACGACGATTTCATCCGCCTCATCCGCAACTGCAAGCGGGACAACCCGGCGAAGTACCGGAATATCTTTTTGGGGTATTGGGCGGGCGACGTTGAGGGGGCCTTGTGGACCGAAGAAATGATAGATTCCTGGCGCGTGGATGCCGCGCCGCAGGACCTCGACCGCATCGTCGTGGCCGTCGACCCCGCCGTGACCTCCGCCGACGAAAGCGACGAGACGGGCATCGTTGTGGCCGGGGTAAAACGCATCCGGGGCGAGGCTCACTATTTCGTCCTCGCCGACCGCTCGAAACACGCATCCCCGCAGACCTGGGGCGCGACGGTCGTGAACGCCTACCACGAGTTCCGGGCGGACAGAGTAGTCGCCGAGGATAACAACGGCGGCGATCTCGTCGAAATCCTGCTAAAAGGATTTGGGGGACGCATCCCGTACAAATCCGTCCACGCGAGCCGGGGAAAACTGGTCCGCGCCGAGCCTGTCGCCGCCCTGTACGAGCGCGGCCTCGTTCACCACGTCGGCCACTTCGGACAACTGGAGGACCAAATGCGGACGTACCAGGGCAGAGACACCGAGAAAAGCCCGGACAGAATGGACGCGCTCGTGTGGGCCCTGACGGAGCTTTCAAGCAAGCGCGGCTCCGGTTTTATCGCATGATTTCACCCCATTTTCGGGGAAAATCAAACTTTTTTCGGGAAAATTTACTAAATGCACCACTTTTTCACTTGCATTTGTTAAACTTCATGCTATATTTGTAGCATGGGAACGAAAGAACCCATGCCAAACAAACCACACAAAAAACCACACCACAAGGAGACCGAAATGAAAAAGCAATTCACAGTCAATTACCGCTACGGGAAGACGACGATCACAGCGGACACCGAAAAGCGGAAATTCATCAGCGGAAAAATTTCTGCCGCTATGATTCGCCAGGTCATGGAACAGATCAACCAGGAAATGCGGGCGGTGTTCGGTGATTATGCGTGGCAGATTTACGAAACGCGCGGCGGGTATGCGATTATCGCAAGGAGCGGCAACCAGGCGTTCACTGAAAGCACCGGGAAGACCCCGCAAGAGGCGTTCTGGAACTGCTACCAGGTCCGCGCGGTCCTCGGATAAAGCAGGAGGGGAGCCGACCATGAAATACTCTGTGACTTCCACTTTCTACGACAACGGCAACACCCGCATCACTCCGCCTATCCCATGCGCGGAGGATGCGGTCACATCCTGCGTTCATGAATGGAACCGGGACATCTACGTCGACGTTTTCGACACCCGCGAGGATGCCGAGGAATTCTACCGCAACAACAAGGAGGCCTGAACTATGAAAACCATCACCGCGATTTGGACTTTCATCTGCGTCTTTTGGATGCTTCTTACCGACAAGGAACAGCGCGATCTCTACAACTCGTCCATCGGCTACGGCGACGACGAGGAGTAATCCCTACCCGGCAACCACCGCCCGGCCCCGTGCCGGGCATCAAACAAACCACATACCACAAGGAGAACAAACCACAATGAAACGCGAAAAAATCCTCGCAAGGCTCGCCGGAGACCTGAAAGATGCAATAGGCCTGCTCGGCGAAATTAACTGCAAAGACGCAGACCAAAAGGAACTGCTCACCCGCAAGCTGGCCTCCCTGCTAAAGTTCGCAGAATGCCAGCAGGACATGATTCAAAAGGCGTTCACCTCGGTGGACTACTCGCCAATCCACCTTGACGGGATTGAATTGGTCGAGCGTCTTATCCTCCTCTCGCAGGAAAAGAACGAGGCCGAGTTTACCGCAGGCGCGGCAAAGCACCTCGCGGAGGCCGTCAAGACGCAACTCGCGGAAGAAATGAAAAAAGAAAACCTGTTCCGCCTTTTTTGCAGAGGCCTCGGGTATTCCGCGATCTTCAACGACGGCACAATCAGCCTTTATCACGATGTCGACGGCATCGAGCAGAAAATCGATATTTGAGGAGGAACGCCCTATGAAAGCAGTCTTTATCAACGCCGAAAAGCGGACGGTCGAAGACATCGAGATCAATTTCAAGGGCGACTGCGGCCTCGACGAGTTCTACGAGACCATCGGCCACGGATGCGACATCGTGCAACACGTCTATTTGGATGCCCTCGCCCCGGAAAAGAAGACGGGCGACGTGCTCGTAGTGGACGAGGAATCGTTCAGCCGCCCGATCACGTTCGGATTCATCATCCGCGATTTTCAGGTCATCGGAAACGGTATCATCGTCGGGAGCGGCAAGGAGGATTTCTGCGACGCGAAGCTCACGGCCAAGGACATCGAGCCGATGATTGACGAATTCTTTACCCTGCTGTCCTGACGAAAGGAAACCGAATGAACACCGCAGAAAAACTCCTGAAACACGCCTCTTTCACGCTGTCGGAGCGTGACATTCAGGCCCTCGACATGCTCGCGGAGGCTCACTGCCTCCGGAACCGCTCCGATGTCGTCCGCCACCTCATCCGGCAGGCGGCCCGCAACCTCCACAAGCACCACAAAAAGGAATCCTGAAACAATGTCGAACGCGAACATCTATATCTCCGGCCCGATCTCCGGCGACAGACATTTCCTGGCAAAGTTCAACCTCGCCGAACGCCTGCTCGTCGAAAAATACTGTACCCCGTTCTGCCAATGCTTCAACCCGGCAAAGGAGCAGGCCCTCGACAAGGAAAACAAGACCCGGAACGAGATTTGGGGAGCGTACCTCGAACGCGATCTGTCCGTCCTGCGGAACCTCGCCTTGCAGGGAGGCATTACCTACCTGGTGCTCCTGCCCGGATGGAAAACCTCGAAAGGGGCCTGCCTGGAACGCGCCGTCGCCGAATCCTACAATATGCCGTGCCGGGAAATCCGGGACATCTTCCCCGATTGGGACGATCTCGTGATTGCCGAGCTTCAACGCCTCGGAATCCAGTTTGAGAAGAGCGACAACCCGGTCTTTGATTCCCCCTGGGAACTACTCGCCGACCAGGACGAGCGATGTTTTGAGCTCTACGACAACAAACGCGACCTCATCGCGGGCGAAATCGACGACATCGACAACGCCGTCCGTTTATCCAAAGTGCCCGATCTCTACAAGGCCCTCGTCGAGGCGGCGGCGGGGAAATGCTGGTCATGCGCCGGAGAGAACACCGAAACTATGCTTGACCACCCATGCCCGAAAGGACACGATGAGGACTGCTACGTTGCGAAATGGCGTGAACTCCTGCGGAAAGTGAGGGGTGGCGAATGACCCCTGAAGAACGCGCCGCATATTTCCGCGACTACCGCCGCAAGCACCGGACCCGCCTCATCAAGTATTCCCGGAAGTACCGCCGCCGGAACCGCGAGGCGATCAACGCCGCCCGCCGCAAGAAGTACCACACCGACGAGGCGTTCCGCCAATATGAAATCGAACGCCACGCCGCCAAGCGGAGAGAGGAGTGCAAGCCGTGAGCCACAAGGACATAGTAAAGAAAGAGGTCCTGAAAATCCTCCGCCAAAAGGCGGGAGTTTGGATTCCTTTAAAAGACCTCGAATATGCTGTAAGCTGTAACCTCGGAGAGCCCGCCTGGAAAGGGGCCATGTTCCAGGCCACGCATGAACTCGTGAACGACGGGCAGATACAGCGGACCGTAAAGAGGACCAACTTCAAGGGGATGCAGTTCAACGAAACTCTCTACCGCGTCCCGGACAACGACACCCCCGATCTTTTCGGGGAAACAGAGGTGAAGCCATGAAAAAGAGGACGAGGCTTACCTCAATTATTGTCTACAATCCGATTTTGCCCGATTGCGAAAAATGCAAGCGCGGCAAGCTCGACTACGAGGGACATGTTTTTTGCACGGCAATCGGCGAGTGGGGCGACCTGTCCGAGTGCGATGGGTGGTGCAGGCACTTCAAAGAGAAAAAACACAAACGGAAAGCGAGGTGGGCGAAATGACCGAACTCCCTCTTTTGCCGCCAAGTGAGAAATACATCCTGGATGCCGCCTGCGGCTCCCGCATGTTTTACTATGACAAGACATGCCCGCACGTCTATTTCATGGATAACCGGACCGGGACGTTCCAGCTGACGAACGGAAAGACCGTGGAAATCCTCCCGGATGTCGTCGCCTCGTTCGAGGCGATCCCGTTTCCAAACGAATCATTTCGCGTGGTCGTTTTCGACCCGCCGCATTTGTGGGACAGAGGAACGAAATCGAACATGTGCAAGTGGTACGGGGGGCTTCATGCCGGATGGCAGAACAGCATCCGAAACGGTTTCAAAGAGTGTTTCCGTGTCCTGGAAAAGCACGGACTTCTGCTGTTCAAGTGGAGCGAAACCGACATCAAACTCTCGGTCGTGCTTGAACTATGTCCTTATCGTCCCCTGCTCGGAACGAGAACAACCCCAAAATCGCATTTTTTAACATTCATCAAAGAGGAAGACATGCTGAAATGAGCACACAAGAAGAACTCTATGACAGTTGGAGCGACTACCCGCACGCCATGACAGCCCGCGCCAGTTGGACCGACAAAACCGACCCCGAAGAGCTCAAAAAATATACCTTGCTGGAACTTCCGACGCATGAACCGCCGAAAGTGAAGCAGAGAAAAAAGCATGTGCGGCGGCTGAAAAAAGCCGTCGTTCACCGTGATTTCAACCTCGGAAAACGCAAGAGGATTTTGCCTGAACGCGAATTCTGCATCGCTCCGTCCTGCGACGGCGAGTGCGAGAAATGCAACCGCGTCACGGTCGCTGAACTCGAACGCGTCCGGGAGAATGGGCTTCCGTGCCCGTTTACAGGTGAGGTCTGCCGGAGATCAATAACAGTTATTTGCGAGTTTAACTGCAACCGCTATCTCAAAATACAACGTGAATGGATAAAGTATTATAGTTTTCTTGAGAAATTACAGAAGACAAGAACAAGAATGGGAGGAAGTGAAAGCGAGGTGGAAGAATGATAATTGTCCTCTACGTCTTCCTCGGCCTCTGCGCCTTTTTTATAGGCCTGCCGCTCGCGCTTTTTGTCCTCCACGTAGCATTAGTATCCCTTTCAAAATTCCTCAAACGAATCGGGGAAAAAGCGAGGATAGAGTTGCAACTTATGAACCTCGAACAGTGCCGCGACTGCAAGTATAACGACCACATCTACAACGATAGGAGCGACCCCACATTATACGGGGTATGCTGTACACACGACGCGGCATTGTTCCGATACAAATTCATCGAAGACCCCGGCGACAAATGCAAAAACCACGAGAAGAAAGACGAGGTGAAGCCGTGAGCGAAAAATATTATGTCAAGATTTATCACTACGTCTGCGATGTCTGTAATTTTGTCGGACAGGAAATTCGGAGATGTGAATGCTCCAGGATGCCTCAAATGCAGAACGCCAAAACCAACGAGGAAATCGCAGAGGAGATCGCAAAGACAAAGCCACAAGGATGCCCTTATAACTGCATCGATGTAAACTGGCGGCTTGCCGCCGTTTATGCACCTTTTAAGCAGGTGGACGGCGTTACAATTAAAAAGACCAACAACGGATACGAATACGAGGTGATTTCGTGACTAAACTTAAATGTCTACTGGAACTCGCAAGGGCGAGCGCGATGTTGAACGTGTTTAAGGGGATTCAGGACAATTTCTGCGCGAGATATAAGAATTGCTCCGGATGCCCGATTGATTCGATTTTCTGTCTGCAAGGAAAAATCGACGCGACAACCCGCTTTATCGACAACGCCTATTTCAAGATGTTACAACCCATGAAAACGGGAAACGTGATTTGGCATGACAAGACAGTCGAAGCCGAGACGCAGGGCGTAAACGACGAGGTTTCCCTTATCGTTTGGCGAAACACGGGCGGGAAGAATCAAATCGAGTGGATTCCATATTGCCCCAGGCGTGATGGAACATGGGATGATTTCGTTTATTGTTTCCGTGTTCTGCGTTGGTGCTACGAAAAAGACCTGTTTGAACAGGCAGAAAGCGAGGCCCAACAATGAGATATTATATCGCCGTAGAAATGGACGGGAGAGAAAACATTTCCGCGCTCGTGAAAGCGATGGAGAAAGTTCAACAGGAGCCGAATGTTTCCTGCGTCTCTCTCGTGGACGTTGACGACGGATTCGAGACGTACAGCAAACGCAGAATCACCCAGCTCGTTTCAACCCTGAAATCTCAAATCAGCGAACTCAAAAACGATATGTATGTGAGCGTAGAAAAGGCGATTTGGACGTTGTGCCGGACCGTCGAACATCTCCGCTATTGGTCCCTGTCATCCGACAAATCCTTTTCGTGCTTTTATGCAGGAGAAAGGCTTTATCTTGTGCAGAAGAAAATCGGCGATCTTTACGTCTACATGTTCATATCCGCGTGTAGTTCAAAGGACGCGACAGACAGGGCTATGAAAGCCTGGAAAGAGGCCTCCAATGAGTGAAAGATGCTCCAACTGCTTCTATCACGACAAGCTCGACAATGAAGCATACGACGAATTCGTCTTTTGCTTCTACTGCGGCGAGGAAGTCGAGGAAAACGACCACTGCGAACACTACGAACCGGAGGACGAGGAATGAGCGCAGACAAACTCAAATTCCGCGTATGGGACATGGAAAACGAATGCTATCAGGAGGGGGACGCTGACGAAACTTTTATAAGACACACCGGAACCCTTATGTGCGTGTTTTGGGGCGACTGCGACACGATGCCAACGGAATACGTCGAGCAGGAAAAAGCAGTAATCGAATTCTGCACAGGCCTAAAAGACCACAACGGCAATCTCGTTTTCGAGGGCGATATTATCGCATGGGGCGATATGTGTTTGAGAGAGGTTTTATGGGATGACGAACAAGCAAGATTCGCCATGAAACAATACTCTTACAACGAAAAAGGAGAGTACACCGGAACGGGTGTACTTGAATCCCTCTATGAAAGGACCATTTCCTTTTCTGAAATCTTCGGCCACATACACAAAGGAATTTTGAAAAGATGAGCAAGAAAACCATTCACAGCGGATTTGACACCCGTGGCCGCCTCTATGTGGCGTGTTCCGAATGCGTCCGAGGCGGAAACGGAGATCAGTCATGCGGCGCGGGCGGCCAACACAAACGCTATCTCGGACAGATGTGTTTCTGCGGCGAGCCTCTGCCGGAGATCAAAGAAATACTCTCGAAAACTGAAAGGAAAAACCATGAATAATCGTTTTAGATTCGTCGACCTCTTTTGTGGTGGGGGCGGGAGCATAACGGGGGCCATCAACGCCCTCAATGCCGCCGGGCTCCCCTACGAGGGCAGAGGTTTCAATCATTGGCCCATAGCCATCCGGACGATTCAGGCGAATCACCCGGAGATTGTCCCGGATTTCGACCGGGCTTGTACGCCAATCGAGGCGGTCGTCCCGGACACAATTTTCCCGGACGACCCGCAGAGGATAGATGTCATTTGGGCCTCTCCGTCCTGCACACATCACAGCGTGGCCGCAGGCGGCAAACCTCGCTCCGATCAACTGCGGAGCCAGCCCGAAAATCTCCTGCCGTACATCCGCCTCACGCGATGCCGCAGGCTGTATATTGAAAACGTGACGGAGCTGAAATCCTGGGGGCCGCTCCTGGACCAGGACACCCGCATCAAGGGCAGGCTCTACCGTGCCGGGATGCCGGACCCGCGAAAAGCCGGGCTGTTCTTCAACGGCCTGCTCCGCGAGATCAAAAACTCCGGTTATCGCGTCGACATGGCCGTCCTGAATGCGGCGGACTACGGGGCCGCGACCGCCCGCGAAAGGCTCATCATCCAGTGCGTGAGAAAATCCGCCGGAGAGAAAATCTACTGGCCGGAACCGACGCACAGCAAAACGCCGGACCTCTTCGGATGCGCTCCCTGGCGTAGCGCGGCGGAGATCATTGACTGGTCGATTCCGGGCGAGAGTATTTTCGGCAGGAAAAAGCCGTTATGCAAAAACACGCTCCGCCGTATCGAGGCAGGCATCAAACGTTATTGGGGAGCCTGGGCCGAGCCGTTCCTAATCGTCCTCCGAGGGACGAGCGACAGACAGCTCGCATCAACCGCGATTCCCATTTCTGCCCCTCTGCCGACCATCACGGCAGGGGGAGAACACGTCGCGCTCATTACCCCTCTTTGGCTTGATTTGGCACACACCAAAAACGGCGGGGTATCGGGAACCGTGGAAAGACCGCTGAACACGATCACATGCTCTCACGGGACCCATGCCGTGATTCAGCCGATGTTCATTCCGCAACAGAGCGGAGGTACGCTGAAAACGACATCCGACCCGCTCTCCACCATAGCGACGACGGGCTCCATCGGCGTTGTCGAGCCGTTCCTCGTCGACTATCACGGGACGGGCATTACACAGGATTTGGAAAAGCCGCTGAACACAATCCGGACGCACGACCGTTTCGGCCTCATCGAGGGGCAGATTCTCAAACTTCCGGACGGCAGGCAGTACAAGCTCGACATTACACACCGGATGCTCACGGCGGCGGAACTCGCGGCGGCCACGGGCTTTCCGCGTGGCTACCGCTTTTCCGGCGGCGATACAGCCGCGAAAAAACAGATTGGGAATGCCGTCCCGCCCTGCATCACGTCGGCCCTCTACCGGGCGTTTCTCGCGGCCTAATCGGCATTGACAAAGGCGGCAACAGATAGCGGCACAACAGCGAAAGGAGAAAACATGCAAATCCGTATTCAAAAGAAGTACCCGCGAGCAGTCGTCCCGAAACGGGCGACCGTCGGCGCGGCGGGCTATGACATGACAGCCGTTTCGATGGAGGCGACACCGACCTGTTTCAAGTATCACACGGGCGTGGCGTTCGAGATTCCGCCCGGCTACGTCGGCCTTGTGGTCCCACGGTCCAGCGTCGCCAAGAAAGGCGCGTGGATGTCAAACAGCATCGGCATCATCGACAGCGATTACCGTGGAGAGGTGAGTTTCTGCTTCTACACCCAGGAGCGACCGAAACTCTTTTGGCGGCTGTTCCTACGCCTCTTCTACGGCGTGAAGAACGGCAGAATCCCGCCCTACAATGTCGGCGAGCGCGTCGGGCAAATCCTCATCGTCAAATGCGAGACGCTCGACTTCATCGAGGCGAAACAACTGTCCGAAACCGAGCGCGGGGACGGCGGCTATGGCTCGACGGGACGGTAAATTCGTCGTCTCGGAACATGCTTTCACCCGCGCCGTTCAACGCCACATCACCGCCGAAGACATCAAATCCGCCCTGTATGACGGGAAAAAGATCATCGATCTGCGGAAAGGGGTCTGCTCCTACGTCAAGAGGCTCAAATCCGGAGAAAAGGTCTATGTCATCACCGACTTTCAGGGCGACACCATCATAACGGTGTACAAAAGCAAGCCGAAACACCGCAGAAAATAGGATATTGACACCTCCGGCATGATTGAATCACTTTAACCAAGCCGGAGGATTTTATATGCCGATTGACATCTCGAAAATCGACACGGGCGTACTGTTTAATCGGCAGAACGCCTTTTATGCCGCGAATAAAAAACAATGGACGCGAAGCATGGCCGCATACGGCGGGGGCGAGGAGTACATCAAAAAAGCCCTCGTCAAGCACACCAATGAAATCGACCCGGAATACCAGGAACGCATCGAGCGGGCGGCCTATGTGAACTATCCCAGGCGCGTCGCCACGCTCATCACGCAATATGTCCTCGCCGTCCGTCCGACCCGCGACGGAGCAAATTCCGATTATGTCGAGGACTTCTCCCGCACGGGTATGCGCGTCGATGAGGTAATGAGGCAGTTTTCCACCTACCTCAATATCTGCGGGGTCGCGTGGCTATGCGTGGATTCCCCGGCATTCGAGGGCGAGCCGACCAAGGCGGACGAACAGCGCGAACGCCTCCGCCCATACTGCGTCGCCCTTTCCCCGCTCGCCGTCCCCGACTGGCACTACGGAAAAGACGGGAAACTCGATTGGGTCCTGACCGCAGAGAAGCAAATCGACAACTCCGACCCGTTCTCCTCCGAGCAATACCTCGACATCCGGAAATTATGGACGCGGGACGCGGTGGTAATCGTCACGTTCAACAAGACGACCAACAAGACGACGATCTCGACCGTCGAAAACCCGGTCCACGAGGTCCCGTTCATTCGCTACGTCGAGGTCGACGGCTATGGCATCGGGGAGAATCACTGGTACGAGGATTGTGTCCGCCTGTCGGACGCAATTCTCAACTCAAACTCCGAGGCACAGATGAACGTGGTGAAGCAGATGTTTGGCCTGCTCGTCATCCCGGAGGATTTCCTCGACACGGTGAACAAACAGCACGAAGACGGCGGAAAGGGGTCTCCCGGCGCGAATAACGGGGGGAAAGGGCCGGAGCCGCTCTCTTATACCCTCGCAAGGTCCGCCGCGATCTTTGAAAGCTCGGAGGGGAAAAACGTGTCGCGCTACATCCAGCCTGCCGGGACGGAAACGGCGGTCATCCGGACAGAAATCGACGCGCTGAAACGCGAGCTTTACTCCGTCGTCGGCCTCGCCGCGAGCAAAGATACGAAAATGGTGGAAAGCGCGGAGGCCAAGGAGTGGGATTTCCAAAACGTTCAGGCATACATGGAGACGCGGGCGGACATCCTGGAACAATCCGAGGTCAAGGCGTGGCAGTTCCTCAACAAGTGGGACCCGAACGTCCCCGTCCCGAAAGTCACATACAACCGCAAGTTCTCCATCCTCAATCTTTCCGAAAGCGTCGCAACCCTGCTCAATCTTTCCGGTTTCTGTCCGGAGAACGACGACTATCAGCGGGAAGTTCAGAAAACCGCCGTCGCGCTGTTGGCCCGGATGCGCGAACTCCCGGCGGAAGTCATCGCCGCGATCTTCAAGCAAATCGACAGCTCAACGCCCGGAACCGACGAAAAAGAGAAAAAGGCGATGATGCGCGACATGATGAACGCCGCAGGCGGACAGGGAACAGACGGCGGGGAACAGCCACAGCCCGCGCCCGAAGACAAGGGCGGCGGCCCCGGACCAATCGGATTTGACAAATGATGTTGACACTTTCGGCATTTGCGTGATACCATCCGCAGGGATGTAAAAAACTGTACCTATCACCCAAAACCAAAAGGAAAACGTATGGACCTCCAAACCATCCTGAAAAAGGTCGTAGCAAAAGAAACCCTCACAGCGGAAGAGCTCGACTTCCTCGACAAGCACAATCCGGATGAAAACCGCATCCCGAAAGACCGCCTCGACAAGGAAATCAAGAAACGCGAAGCCGCAGAAGCAGAGGCCGCCTCCGTCAAGGAGAAACTCGATGCCATGCAGACGAAGCTCGACGAACTCGAAGCCGCCAACATGGACGAGGCACAAAAGGCGAAACTCGCATCCGAGAAAGAGATTGCCAAGCTCAAAAAAGACCTTGAAGCGATCACCGCCAAAAATGCCGAATCCGAGGCAAAGGCCGCCGCGCTCGAACGCAACGCGAAAATCCACGAGCTTGCCGCCGCGAGGAAATTCAAAGATGCCGACTATCTCGATTTCCGCCTGAAATCGCAGAACGTCGACCTCGGAGACGAAAAAGCCGTCGGCGACTTTTTCGCAGACCTCGAAAAGAGCGCACCGCATCTTTTCGACAGCACCGCGAAGCCCGGCACAGGCACGGGCGGCGACGGAACGCCAGGAGGCGCGGGGGGAAATGCGGTCAACCTCGCCAGGCTCGAAGAACTCCGCGCCAAGCCCGAATTCACGCGGGCAGAGGCAACCGAGTTTCTCCGGCTCTCCAAAGAAGCAACCGCCGCAGAAGACGCGGCAAACAAGAAATGAGGCATTACCATGTCTTTCGAGTACGGAATGTTCAACGAATTTTCGGACAGTGTCGCCACCCGCGACCCCGTCATCTTCGCCCTCGCAAAAATGATTAACCTCGGCCCCTGGACGGGCCAGTTCTACCAGTCCATGATTGCCCCGGAAAACACCCTGGATGCCAAGGTGTTCGAGGTCTTCAACCGCTCCAAGACCAGCCGCGACGGCGTTATCGGCGCGTCCAACTGGGACGACGACGATGTGACCTCCCTCTCAATGACCGCCACTGGCGTTAAGGGCCTGACCGTCGGTCACGTCCTGCTCGTCGGCAGTGAACAGGTCATCGTCAAGTCCGTCAACCGCTCCGCCAACACCATCGATGTCTTCGCCCGTGGCGCGGGCGGCACGACCGCCGCCTCGCATACCGCCGGGTCCGCTTTCAAGGTCATCGGTTTCGCGGGCCAGGACGAGGACCTCAAAAACGTCGAATCCGTGAACGAAGTGACGGCCAAGTACGAGAACTATGTGCAGACCGTCTTTGAAACCGTGGATTGGACCAATCACGGCGATCTGCTCACCAAGGGCCACAGCGAAGAGAGCGCGTCCATCCTGCTCACCCGCGAGGCCGCCATTCGCGTGGCTGAAATGCTCGCCCGCATGGCGATCTTCGGCGTGAAGTACAAGCAGACCTCCGGGACCACCCGCTACATGTCGGCGGGCCTCATCGCCCAGCTGACGGACAACAACAGCGGGACCCGCGAAACCCTGACGTACAACGCCTCCGGCGACCTGACCGAGGCCAAGCTCCTCGCGGCCATCAAGCAGGTCCTCGCAAAGGGCGGCAACCCGGACACGATCTGGTGCTCCCCGACCGTCAAGGGCTACATCAACAACTTCAACATCGCCAACAGTTCCCTCGCCATCGCCGCCGCCAAGGGCGACCATACGGCGGGCGGCCAGTATGTCACGCACATCGACTATGAGGGGAAAATCCTCGCGGTCAAGGTCGACGCGGACATCCCGAACGCCAACCTCGCCATCGTCACCTCCGGCTCCATCAAAAAGGGGTGGCTCGTGAACGACGGCCTGCGTCTCGTCGATGAACCCCCGAAGTCCAGCCGCGAACATCGGAAGTCCCTCCAGGGCTCCGTCGGTTTCGCCATCGAGAATGTCGGCCAGGACCACCTCCTCATGACCGGAATCACCGGAGGCCCGACCGACCGCGTTTACAAGACCGCCTCCACGAATTGAGGCCGTCTGTAGTCGCCTGACTACCTGGGGCGCGGCGCGATCTGCGCCCGCCCCGTTTTTTTTAACTACGAGGAGAAAACCCCATGACGAAAAATGAACTCTACAACACCCTCATCGAGGAGGGCGAAAGCCTGCCGCCCATCGCAAAGATCACCAAGGCGGAGCTCGAAGCGATCTATGCAAAGCGGCATCCCGAAGAGGCCGCCGAAGCGGACGAAGCCGCGCCGGAGGACACCAAGGAGCCCGAAGCCGAGCAGGCAGAAACGAACGACCGCCCTCTCGACGCGCTCGAACAGCACGACGCGGAATCCGCCGAGGCAGAACAGGAGCCGGAGCAGGACAACGCCGAACAGGAAGACGAAGCCGTCGCGCCCGTGGCCGCCGTCGAATTTCCGCTCCTGCATTTCTCCGCCGCCGGGTGGTGCTCCGAGCTGAACCGCTCCTATTTCGTCGGATGGTATCAGCCCATCACGCGGGACGAATACGACGCGCTCGCCCCCTACGCCGACGGAGCCGCCAATGACTGACAGCGAACTCAAAAACGCCGTCTTTTCGGCCATTTCCGCCGGGCTTGACGCGGAGTTTTGGGCGGACAACGCATTGAAGCAGACCGCCGCTTACAACTCCGCGAAAAACGACGTGTTCGCCCGCGTTTCCGGGCTCTCGCTCGATGCCATCACGCCGGGGATTCAAACGCCTGTCGTCATGGCAATCGCCGAGCAGGCCCTCTATCTGCTCCGGAACTATGCCGAGCAGTCGACCGGGCAGGCCGTCGCCTCGGAAAGCGTGGACGGGCTCGCCGTCGCGTATGGGGTCATCAACAAGTCGGACGGCATTCTGTCGCCCCGCGCCCTCGCATACCTCGACAACATCAAAACCGAGATGAAGCGGGCCGCGATCTCCGGTATCCGCTTCAACAGGGGATAACCCCACATGCCCGCAAAAGTCCCGAAAGCCATCACCGCGACACAGAAAAAGATTGCCGAAATCTGCGACAAGGCAATCGCGGCGATGCAAAAGCACGTTCTCGAACATTACCAGCAACACCCGGATTCCGCCTGGTCCGGACACTACCTCGTCGATTTGGAAAAGACGATCAAGGGAGTGTACCGATCAATGGGAATCGACATCGGCGGAGCGTTCCGGGACGGGCTCACGGACAACATGCAGGCCATGTTTGACAAGGCCGTCGAAGACATGAAAACGATGGGGCTCCGGCACAACCTCCTCGGCAAGCCGAACACCACCATCGTCAAGAATTACATGGAATCCTCGTTTGAGCAGGTCGCCATGAGGACGACAAAGATGTCGTTCGAGCACATCCGCGCCCTGCGGTCCATGTCCGCCGACGTTCTCCGGACGGCATCGCTGACCGGGGCGAGCCGAGCCGACATTACGCGGGAATTTTTGGCGCGGGCCCAGGAGATACCCGGTTTCAAGTTCACCGCCGCGAATGGCGCGGAATGGTCCAACAAGGCATATTTTACCATGTTGGCGAGGACCGAGCTCATGAATGCGGGCCGGGCGGCCTATGACCAAAAATGCGCGGACGAGGGATGCGATGTCGTCGAACTCGACTACTCCGGGAATTGTTGTGAAGCCTGCGCCCGTTGGGAGGGCAAACAGTTCTCCCTCACTGGGGCCACCAAGGGCCTGCCGACCAAGGCAGACCTCGAAGAGGACGGAGTTTTTCATCCGAACTGTACGCACCGATACACGTTGGTCCCGAATTGGGACGCGGTGGAACAGGCGGCGGAAGAGGCCAAGAAAGAGGACGAGGCGGAGGCGGAGCGCGAGCGGAAAGAACGCCAACAGCAGGAGGAGCAGGGCAGACAGGAACGGCAGGAACGCCAAGAACAGAAGCCCGAAGCAAAGCCCGAACCGAAGCCGAAGCAGGAGCCGCGCCGGAAGACCGAACCGGAGCCCGTCAAGCCTGCGGACAAGGACGTGAAAGCCGACGAGGAAAAGGTCGTCCGGGAAATCGAGAGACAGGCGGACGAAATGGCCGAGCAGGCCAAAAAGGCGAAGCGCGACGCGGCGGCAACGGCGAACCAGGACGCGGAGCAGGCGAAGCGCGAAGCGGAGGCCCAGGCAAAGGAAACCGCAGAGGAAAAGGCGAAACGCGAGGAGGAGCACCGGGAAGAACACCGCAAGCACCGCGAGGAACAGCGCGATGCCGCGTTCAAGAAACGCAAGGAGAACCTCCGCAAGGAAAGCGAAGAAGCGGCGAAGCAGGGCGCAAACGACCCGAAAGTCATCGACGAGATCAAAGACGATGCCCGCAGAGAAGCGCGGCACAATGGGCTCTCCGGCGCGGCGGCGAGAACCTATGTACAGCAGACCGTCGCACAGAAAATCCGCGAGAAGACCGCCGCGTTCCTTTCCGTCGCGTCCGAGTTCACAAAGCAGTACACCCCGAAAATCGCCAAGATTGCCAAACCGCCCAAACTCATTTTCGGCGAGCGGGCCAATTCTATCAAATCGTCCCACTTCGACCCCGTTTTCGATCATCACCGAGGAGCCGTTGTCATCAAGACCATCGGGGCAGATTCGGCATGGCATCAGTGCAAAGGATGCGTCCGGCACGAGTTCGGACATTGGGTCCATTTCTCCGCCATGAAAAAAGATCCCGGACTGGCCGCACGAATCAGGGCGGCGGCACAAAGTGACTGGAACCGCCTGCGTACCGCGAACGCGAAATCAGGACAGCTTGCATCGTTGAGTGAAAACAGATGCTCCGAGACGATGGCACAGGGGCTTTATGGCAAGCACTACTGGGAACTGGACCTCGAAGAAAGGTACAATGTCATGGCGGCATCGGACACCATCGGGAGCATCTGCGACGGCACGGGCTACGGGGCCGGGCATTACGAACACAACCTCCGACCGGGACAGATGAACTATTACCAGCAACAAAATAATATGGGACACGCCTATACAGAAGCGATTGCAAATATTCGCGCCTTGAAAAAAGCGTTCCCGGATGCTATATTAAACCACCTGTTCCCCGAACTGAACAAAATCGTCAAAGAAATCGAGTATTGATATGCTGTTTTCCCTGAAAGAACATGCCGAACAGTATGGCTATTCCGGAGAACTTCCCGTTTTCCTCGATGTGTTGCAGAAAAACGCCCGCCTTGTTGGAAACGGCGAGGGGGTCGTCGCGGATGCCATCGAGCACCGCCTCCCGAAATATTCCATCGTGAAAATCTCCCTCGCCAATCAGGACAACGGTTTTTGCCCGGATGTCGCCGGAGAAGACGGCGAGCTTCACATCAAGACGCTCGAAGAATGGGAACAGCAGGGCGAGGAAGAATTCAAACAGCACCTCGACGAAAACGGCAAGTTCCGTTTCTCCGATTTCAAAGTCGAAGAGCGTGAGAAGCCGGGCGGCTCGTTTTTCGATGAACTGCGGCGGCTCGCCAAGGCGGCAGAACCCGTCAATGAATAAGCAACTCCCCCCATAGCCTCCGGCATGGGGTACGGGCGGCGAAAAGCCGCCCTGTTTTTTTTGCAGATGTTGACTGGCGCGGCTTTTTTGTATCACATGCCAACCATATCACCGGAGCCGCCTATGCCAAACGAAGAAACCGTACCCGCCGCAGAAACGCCGGAAACCGCCCGAATTTCGACGGAGACCGCTTTTTCGGCCTGTTATGCCACCCACTGCCGTTTCAACGATGAGAACGCCTGCATGATGCGTCAAATCGAAATCGGGAAGAATGGGCAGTGCATGACTTTTGAAATCCGCCGCCCGGAACACGTCCGGGAATACCTCGAAAAGCGCGGCGATCTTCCGCCCGCCGCCATCGACGAGATCATGAGACAAGTCCAGGAAAAGGAATCCTCCAATGTTTCTAATTGAGCGCGTCGCAAAAACGCCGGCCACCCTGCAACGGCAGACCTCCACCATCGTCGACGGAAAACCGACATGGGGTCCTGGCGAAGCCGTCAAGGTCTTCTGCATGAAAAACGCCAAGCTCGGCGAAACCGCGACCGGACAGCAGATTTTCGGAGACGCTTTTTATCTGCCGCCGCTCTCCGAGGACCCGGTTCTTCCCCTGCGTCTCACCGTCCGGGGCAGGACCTACGATGTCACGTTCATCAAGTATTACCAGGACATCAGGGGCGACCGCAAGGGCTACCGCCTGACCGTCGCGGGGGCGTAATCATGCCCAACCTCAAATTCCGTTTCAGCACGCGGGAGCTCGGATTCGGAGCGCAACGTTGCCTCATGAAACACCGGAACCTGGCCCGCGTCGCCATGCGGGCCGTCCGGGACACAGTGCTGAAAGCCGCCGTCGACCGATGCCCGAAAAAAGAGGGCAACCTTGCCATGTCGATCACCGGGGACGTGGTGGAGATGGAAAAGTCTTTCGCGGCGACGTGCTATATCCCGATCAATGCTCCCTGCATGGCCGCGACGGAAGACAAGGACGGAAACCCTCTGCCGCCCCCTGACAGCTACGCCGTTTGGATTCACGAGGGATTCTACAACCTCGGCAAAAACTCCCTCGAAAAACAGAAAAAAGTCGGCGTGAAAGTCGGGCGAAAGTTCATCACCCGCGCCATCGAGGACAAGAGGGAGGAAATCATAAAAAATCTTGAAAGGTGTGTGAAACTATGAATTTCCAACTTTTGGAACGCGAACTCACCGCATATTTCGCCGAAAAGCTCGATCTCGTCGTCGACCGGACGATCTTCCGGGGACAGATTCCCGCATCCGTCGAGTACGGAGCGGCGGTCCGCATCGAAAGCAACCCGGAAAACAACGATCTCTCCCTGCCGTCGTTCTCCGTGCAGATTCTCGGAAAGTACAAAGAGCGGGATGATGCCTGGGGCCTCGCTACGAAATGCGCGGAGCTCGCCCCGGTCTACGGGGAACAGACCGAGCATTTCGCCCTTGTTTACATCCACACGGAGGGCGGCATCAACGCGCCAGTCGAAGCGGAGAACGAGGGGCGGCAGTTCCAGTTCGTCTCCGTGAACCTGTCCGTCGGAGTGTTGACACGCTCGGCATAATTGGAAACACCAAAAACATAAGGAGTACCATATCATGGCAAACCTCACACCCCAGGAAATCACCGCTCTCATCGCAAAGATCAAAAAGTTTCCGTACCTCTGCTCCATCGGCTCCACCAACATCGGCCCGCTTGCCGGGGCTCCGACCGTCGAGCCCGACACCGAGACGACCGACGTGACGCTCTACGAAACCGGGGCGGACGTTCAGGCAAAGTATCTCACGAAAAACTCCGTGACGCTCACGCTCCGGACGCGCAACGTGGACGATGCCATGACGCTCATCGGGGCCCTCACCAAGGGGAGCGACATCTACGCGGCGGCCAACAAAAAGACGATCACCCTGGTCCCGATCACTGGCTCGAACGAGGCGACCATCACGTTCGACAACGCCTACCTCAAGCCCGGCCTTTCCTACGCTCCCGGCGAGAACTCCGACCCGAACGTCGTGACGCTCACCTTTGAATGCAAGGCCGACCCGACCCGTGGGACCCCGTTCACCTACACAACGCCGAGTTCCGGGACCGGAACCTGACAGTCCGACCAAAGACCCGCCCGCTCCGGGGCCGTCCTGCGGTGTTCCTCATCTTCTCCGCAGGGCGGCTTTTTTATGTTGACAGTTCCGGCATTTGTGACATCAATTTCGTGATGTCGCGAAAATGATCTGCACAACCAAAAAACCAAGATGAGGTGAAAAAATGGCAATTCTTTTCCCGGAGCTCTCGAAAAAGTCGGTACACATCGGAATCGGCGGCGGAAAATGGGTGGATGTCCCCATGCTGACGGTCGGCGACTATGAGGAATTCCAGCGCATCCTCGCGGACCTCGCCGCGTTCGGCGAAAAAAACGAAGCAGTCCCGGAGCGCATCGAAATGATTATCTCCGCGCATGGCAAGCTCGCGGATTTGGCAAACAAGGTCATGCCGCCGGAGCTTCACGAGCGGGTCCGCATGATGGACTACAAACAGCTTTCCGCGCTCGTCACATGCCTCTGCACGGGCAAAGACAACGGCGAGGAGGACGACCCCGAAAAAAAAGTGGTCCTGCCGAGCCAAATCGGGATGTAAAAGGCTCGGCGGAAATGCACGATTTCGAGATCATCGCCCTTTCCCTTTGTGCCGTGTTCGGGTGGACGCTCCCGGAAGTGTTCGCCCTGACCGTGCCGCAGTTCTTCAAGGCGAGTTCCGAGACATGCCGCCTCCAGTATCAGCGGGCGAAGAACGAGGTCTTTTTCGGCGTTTGCGCGGCCATCGGCGGGGGCGAGGCACAAGAGGACCTGTTCAAATTTGCGGGCTCTTCCGTGATTGACGAAAAAACGGAGTTGCCTTTCACCGAGGAAGAACTCCGTATGGCCGAAAAGCGCATGAACGAAATCCAAGAGGAACAACGCAGGAAACAGGAGGCAGAGAATGTTTGACCTCGGAAAAATCGGGGCCGCCGTCACGCTCGATGACAGCGATTTCAAACGGGTGCTCGGAAGTCTCGAACAGTCGACGACCGCAGTGTTCAAGAAAATCGCGGGCATCGCCGCCGGGCTGTTCGGCCTGAAAAGCATCGCGGACTACGCGAAGAACGCCGTCAAGGCGTACATCGTGCAGGAAAACGCCGTGGACGGCCTGTCTCGCGCCCTGCAAGCCGTCGGGCAGGGAGACTATAAGAAAAAGCTACAGGATGTAGCCAAAGTCCTGCAAGACGTGACCGCATACGGCGACGAGGCCACAATGGCAACCATGACCCTCGGCCTGAACATGGGAATCACCGCCGACCGGATGGAGGAGGCGACAAAGGCCGCGATGGGCCTGGCCGCGAAGTACAACAATCTCGACGTGAACTCCGCCATGCGGCTCATCGCAAGGGCACAGGCGGGCAACACGTCGATGCTCAAACGCTACGCCATCACGCTCGACGAATCGAAGAGCAAACAGGAGCAGTTCAACGAGCTACTGAAAAAAGGCGAACAGGCGTTCCCGCTCGCACAGGCCCGGACATTCGGGCAGAAGCTCCAGCAGTTATGGAACGCCTGGGGCGATCTGTCCGAACAGGTCGGCGAGTTCATCATCACGCTTTTCGATCTCGACGAAGCACAGGCGGATTCCATGAACCTCATCAAGCAGGCCACCGATTGGATGAAAGACAACCTCGACGCGCTCGCCTACGAGATCAAATTCGTCTACCGATATTTCGAGGCGGGCGTGAAGAGCGCATACGCCATTTTCGAGCCGATCATACTCTACGTTTGGCGTTCCGTGAAAGATTTGGCCACCAACGTCGTCGCCCTGGGCCAGTGGGCGTTCGACAACGCGGACAAGATTTGGGAAAACCTCCCGGATATTCTGTCCGGAGTGCTCGACGACATCATCAACTATTTCAGGAATTGGGCAAAGTTCTATCTCGACATCGTTGTGAACCTCGCCAAGGCCATCGGGACCGTAATCGCCGACACCGTGAAAGGCGTTTGGGACAAGATCAAAAAGACCGCCGAAATGATAATCAACATCGGGGAGAACCTCGCCAAGGCAATCAAGGGCGTTTTCACCGGGGAGGGCATCGGCGGTTTCAAGGAGATGTGGGAAAGCGTCAAAAACGATTTCGACAACGTTGTTTCGGGCGGTTTCAACATCGACACCAGCGGATTCAAAAAGACCTGGGAAGACATGAAAACCGATGCCATCAAGGTCGCAGGAGAAATCGGGAAATACACGGAGGAGGCCCTCAACAATGCGGGCGTGGCCGAGCTCCCCGAAATGCAGAAAACGGCTTTTATCAGCGATGTCGTCGACATGTACAAACAGCTCCCCGAACGCACAGGCGAGTTTTTCCGGGAAATGGAGCAGAAGCAGGCCAAGGACCTCGACAAGTATTACAAGACCCTGCAACGGAAACGCGCCAAGGACCGGAAAGGCGACGGGAAATACGTCGACCCCGTAGAGGACACCAAGAACAACGTCTCCGGGTCGTTCTCCGCCGCCGTGCTTTCCGGGATGATTGGGGCGAGTGCCCCGGAGAAAGAGACGGCCAAGAACACGCGGCAGATGGTCGAACAGCAGAGGGAGACCAACCGCGAGCTCAAAAAGTCCAAGAAAGAAACGTACACATAAGGAGGCAACATGGAAATCAAACGCAGAAGCGAGGGGTCCGAGACCTGGAACAAATGGGGCGTTTGCACCTCCGCAGAGATCAAATACCTCGTCAAGGGCGCGGCGAATAAGCAGGCGGCCATTAAGGCGGTCATCGCACAGGCCCCGTCCGCCTATGGCGAACACAACGAGCTCCCGCTCGATGAAATCCGATTTGACGGTTTCGAGGGCGACGAATTCATAAACCTCACCGCGATCTATACGGCGGAGGATGAAACCGAGGAGGAGGCCGACAGCGAAGAGGCCACCATGTCCTTTGACTGCGCGTCCGGGACAAAGCACATGTCCCACGCCCTGACACAGGAAATGGTCTATCCGAACGCGATGAAAGGCAAGGATGACGCGGCCTGCGGTATCGGATGGAACGGTAAGACGGGCTCCGAGGCCGAGTTCGCCGGGGTCGACGTGCCGACGGCGGAAATGCGCGAGGTCTACGTCAAATTCTTTCCCGTCTCGCGCCTGACGACCGCATATAAACGGCTCCTCGCGGAGCTCCACGGCAAGGTGAACAACAAGCCTTTCAAGGGATGGGACGTGGGCGAGGTCCTGTTCGACGGGGCCTCATATTCGCGGGTCATCAAGAGCAAGGCGAAAGTCCAAGTCACGTTCAATTTCCGCATCTCGCCGAACGAGAAAAACGCCACGGTCTCCGGGAAAAAGGTCGGCAACAAAAAGGGGTGGGAGTATATGTGGGCGCGGTCCGAAACGGAGAACGACACCACGGAAAACGCCCCGAAAGTCGACATCAAGGGCATCTACAAATCCGGCGTGATTGAGTACGCCGATTTCTCGCGGCTCGGCGTGTAAGGAGGAACAGACGATGGGCAACAATTACCCCGATGTCACGCCCGGCCAGTCCGTCCAGCATTCCGCCCGGCGTGAAAATGCGATCAGTCATCTGCTGAAAGACGCGAATAAGTTTTTAGCGGGCCGCGTAAAGGCCCATTCTCCGCAGTCCGTGAGAGTGCCCGCCTACAATGCCTCCGGCGCGACCATTCAGCCCGGAGAGGCCGTCCAAATCGACGTGACGGGAAACATGAGCGGACCCGCGTTTCCAGTCGTCGCGTTCGACGAGGAAGAAACGGACGCTCCTTTTGGCGTGTTCGACCGTGCCGTCGCGGAAAACGGCATGGCCGATCTCATCGTCTCCGGCCCGGCGACCGTGCAGATTTCCGGGTCGTCCGGGAGCTATGCCGTGCCGACGGACGGCGGCGGATTCGAGCGTGGCGACGAGGGCTTTCTCATTCTGCATCTCTCCGGGGAAACGGAGGGCGTGGTCCTGCTCGGCAACTACTATGGAAAAATCGGCAAGGTCTATGTAGGCGGCCTCGGAATCACCGTCACGCCAGGCGAGGAAGACGACGACCCGGACACGATCTCCGCGAACCTCGCACCTGGGACGGACATTTCGATCACGCCCGTCGAGGTCGAGGGAGCGACGACGGGACAACTCCAAATCTCGTACACCGGGAGCGGTGGAGGCGGAACGGCAGAATATTCCGGCCCGTTTACCGTAGAAATGACGGGGGCATCTGTTTGCAAGGTCTATAATCCAAATAATTCGCTTCTTGCTGGAACTGTCCGGATTGGGTCGCTATCGATTCCGGTTTCTGCAAAAACGAATATTTCTGTTAGCTGGAATAGTGCTGTTTATATTACAGTCACTTATAATCCCTCTACGCGAGATTATACTGTTGATTGTACATCTACCCTGCCGACAAATTATGATTCTCTGCCTCAATTTTGGTATCGTGAATTGGCTACTGTCGACGGGGACGGTGTTGTGCATCAAAGTTATTGGGGCGGCAACATCGAAATTGAGGGAAGGTGGTGCGACTAATGGGATGGGATACTTACAGCTTGAAAGACCCGACATTCTGTCAACCGCTTCGTGTGATGCGTGGGCTTGTTTCCGCATTGGTCGAACGCCGTTTTCCGGTGGTGTCCGGTGCATATTCTTCCGCAATCAACTCCAGTTCTGCTTATTACACGAGCGCAATGAATCGAATGCTGGAGGGGCAGGCGTATATTGATTATCCGTTCAAGCGGGCGGCACGAGTTTATACGAATAGTAGAAATGTTGGAATTTTTGCCTATGAAATGGATTATCAGATAGACGAGATTTTGCGTTATGGCAATATGCAATACTGCGATTCCAATGGGGTCCCCATCAGCTCCATTACCAGCCTCGCGCAGATGGCGACCGGCTCCGCCTTGATTTCTGCATCGAGATTTGAAAATTGCCTTGATGTTGAATGGGCAAAGCAACGGCAGAAAATGCTTGAATTTTTGCATTTTACGACTACATATTCAGGTCGTTTGTGGATTGAAAAGTTTGGCAACAGTAGCGGCGGTTATGCGGCGGCGACCGTGCAATCATCCTATGACACATTACAATCGAATACATGGAGTAGAGGATTAGATGATTATCATTGGACCCCATATCGAGCCGCGATAGTAAAATATTGGCGTGATAGTTATGATGGAGATTACCATGTTTATTCCGCGTTTGAAACGACATGCTTGTCTTGTACTTACAGCGGGATTATGATGCCGCAAAACGGCGAATTGCGCTTTGATGCTGTTGCTCCGAGTGGATGGGGTGGGACATCTTCTAAATTTCATCCGCTGAATACTGTCGGAACGAAAACGATAGTAAGCGGAGCGAATGTTCTTCAACTTGAAAATGTTATCAGCAGTGGCAGTTATACCGACGCTGTATTCGCCTCGTGGGGACATGGAAACGCGAATTTCGCAGGTGAAACATGCGCGAATGGAGAAGATATTATTGCAGGATGGCAAATGCAAAATGTCAAGATCATTTATGACTACGATTCAGTTTTTGAATTTAACTCTTTGACATGAAATTCGCGTCCTGACATATTGACATCCCCGGCATATCCGGACAACCAAGGAGACACCCATGCAGAATCTTGAAATTTACGCCACCGCGAACAGCACGGTCGCCACGGTCCGCGATTCGGCGAACGCGCAAACTGTCGCCCCGCCGATGCTTGTCATCGGGATTTCGACAAGTATTACGCTCACCCTGTTCGCCCAGGCGGACGATCTTCTCCCGCTCCCGCCCTCCGCGCTTTCCTGGATTACGGCGTGGTCGTTCGTGTTCGATGACGATTTCAACTCCGCCACCGACTACAAAATCGTCGCAGACAGCGCGAACATCACCTGGACGGGCGCAACGTATGACGGCGAGCAGGACGAAAGCGGAAACTACATCCCGACCGTCTTTACCATTCCAATCCCGCAGATGAATTCCGTCGCGCTGAACGAATGGCTCGGCACGGCGGCCTCGAAGTCCGGCCTCATCGGCGAGCTCGTCGGCTATGATTCGACCGGGGCCTTTGTCTTTGTGTTGCAGATTCAGGGATTCACCGTCCGAAACCGTATCACGGGCGGCGGCGAAATCGAGGAGCCGGAACAGGCGGCGCAGTTCCTGACGCTCGACGCGGCGCGGGCGATGTTCCTGTCCGACAACAACGCGCTCAAACCTTTTATCGACATCGAAATCAACAACACGACGAGCACGACCTACACGAAACTCGCCGGACATTATGTCCTGCATGAGGCTTACTGGTTCCGGGCTGGCCTGCGTCGCAACGTCTATTTCCGCGACAATGACGAGGGGGCTTTCATCGAATACTCCGAAAGCCTGAAAGCATGGGTCCTGTACAGCGTCCCGACCGTCGGTTTGCCGTCCGCGACGTTCGCATGTCCCTGGATTCGGGTCGCGTCGAACCCCGGCCCGATTGCCGGGTATTGGCGGCTCGTCTCGAACCCGTCGAGCACGATCTATGCTCTCGCAAACATCACCACCCGATACAACATCACCGCTCAAACATACTAAAGGAGAAACATCATGTCCGAAACAATCACGATTGACTGCTGGGGGCAGATTCGCGGCGAATCCGACAATTTCCGCGTGAAGCCCGTGGACGTTTTCCAAGTCGACGGCCCGGAGGACGACGACGCGGACGGCGCGACCTACGAACGCTATTTCAATGAAACGCCGTGCGCGTTCCAGCGCACCCTGAAACAGACCGCAGGCGGGCGCGTCTCGATTCAGCGCGAGGTCGCCTATGGAGACTGGACCCTCCGGACGAGCGAATCCATTGAATGGTTCCCCGTGAACAACGGCACGTTCGACGTGCCCCGGCAGGAGGTTATCGCATCCGACCAGTCTTTCAGCGCGACCGCAGGCGCGGCCATCTCCGGCGCGACTGTCGCCGCCTCCCTCTTCTACGGCGAAGTCGGCGAGGATACCGTTTTCGCGTTCCGCCAGGGCTCCGGCATCACTGGCGTGGAACTCTCCAGCGCGGGCGTTCTCTCCGGCACGGTCTCGACCGCCGGGACCTACACTGCCGAGGTCGCCATCCTCGCGCCGCTCGCCAAGGAAAAGGTCATCACCATCACCCTCACCGTGAGCTAAAGGAGGCCTATCATGCCGAAGTATGACAAATATCTTCACAAAGTCCGCGAGAAAGACAGAAATGGCGGAAACACGTCCGTCTATGTCTACGGCTACGACCACGACACCGATGTCACATCCGGGAGCAACAAATACAAGGCCGTCGTCCTGAACTCCGACGGCAAGACGTACACCTACGTCGACAATTTCGCACAGATGCCGTGCCACGCCGTCCGCCCCTGCGTGATGGACGATCTCTCGACCCGCCACGTCAACTATTACCTCAACCCGTCCAACCTCCACAAAAAGGCCCAGGGCGGCGCGTCCGACCTGACTGGCGAAGACGGGGACGTGATGGTCGAGTTCCCCGTTTCCTACTACCGCATCGACAGCTACACGGATGCGAACTCGCACAAGCATTTCGTGTTCCTCATGGCGACGGAGAAGTTCCTGAACTCCGCCCCGTGGTCCGGTTTCTACATCTCGCCCGGCGGCGCGACGCTCCGCAAGCAGTACCTCGGCATGTATGCCGCCTACAAGGACAGCAACAACAAGCTCCGTTCGATCTCCGGCGTACAGCCCACCGTCTCCACCTCGCTCGCCAACTACCTCACCTACGCGGGCAACAACGGCGGCTCCGTCGCCAACGATCTCATGTATCAGTGGCTCGGCCACCTGTTCATCACCGAACACCTGACCTGCCACACACAGGGCATGGCGACGGGTCACGCTTTCATGTCGGGCTCGTGGAAAGCCTCGTGGGTCCGCAAGACTGGCCGCGCCGACGACATCCCGTATGAGGGCGGCGTTCTCGCCGACCCGACAGGCGCGGATGCGGACCTGGAGGGCGACTGGAACACCTCGGCCACCGCCGATCAGAAGCAAGTCGCCTGCAAGTACATGATTGAGAATCCCTGGGGCTCCATTTGGCAGAATACCTCCGGGACGCAGAAGCACCAGGACGGCACGGAGGCCGACATCACCGTGAACAGCGTGAAATACTTCCGCTATGAGGCCGGGGACTATCCGAGCGACAGCGACACCAAGACCGCGTTTGCCTGGAAATCCGAGGGCGGCACGGTGATCTATACCGCCGTCGCGCATCCTGCCGTGAATGCGGCCACCTACAGCGACACCGCGCTCGAAACGAGCACGGGCCACACCGTCTCCGCATTCGATGATGACTACAGCCA